AGTTCATTGACCCGTATGGATCAATAACTTACGGGAGCCTCCTAATTTTTTACAAAAGTTCTTAAACATTATATTAAATCAAACTGGTGATTTGCAGGCTCCTTTGATCCTTTTCTTATATTGTCGAGACGAAGCATTGGCCGAAGGTTTGATATGTGATTTGCCATTCTCCTGTCATTAGGATTGGTTAGATCAAATGCAGACAATGGGACAATGTGATCAATCGTCCACTTTGTTCCCTGATTATCCCATGTCATTCCTTTCTTAAACTGAGATTGTAATCTAATCATTGCGTCATTAAATGAACATCCAATATAATTTTCTGTCCTCATCTCTCTATTTCCCTTAATATGATCAATAACCCTCTTGATATTCCGTCTCATTATTATCCTAGTTTTTTGTATCGAAGTAAGTGGAATATCCCTTTTTATCTTTGCGGTGCTTCTCCTAATCCTTCTGTCAGCCTGAGAACCCCTGCTAATTAAATCTAATGCGTTTACCCTAGAAGAAAGAAGCTCTCTGTTTCCTGCTGACTTATTTGATCCTCTCGGATTGTAAACACCGCTTCTAATCATTTTAATCCTAACAGAAACGTGACTCATTGCCATAATCTTTCCTATAGTCTTTATCCCATATCCCAAAGATTGTAGGCAAGACATACATTGAACCATTGACCCTAACTTATTTATTGTTTTGGCATAGCACTCATGTGAGCAATACTTTTGATCTGAGCTTCCACATGAAAATTCAATCAAGCATTTGGTGCATTGCTTTTTATATTTGGTGGGATTATAGCCTTTGGCCTTCCCCCCTTCATTCCGTTCATCTTTGATGACTCGGCTTTCTTCTTCGATTTCAAAGAGCCTAGGATTTTTCCGATGTTGATTTGCTGATTGCAGTGTGGGCATTTCATTAAACATATATCCTATCTGCTAGGATTGTCAAATCAATTTATTGTAAATGTCCACGATCGGTTTGAGCGAAACGCGCAAAGATTCACGCTCATCAGCCCGCCATTGATCGACTGGCTTGCGGGTGAACAGGTCGGTGAACGAGCGTTGCAACTTTCCTGCGTAGGTCAGCCAATGCGTCGATGCGCCCGTGGTGCGTTCGGGATCGTTCTCTTCGCGGCCCGCTGAACCTGGAGGCGGGAGGATGCCGAGCATTTGAGCGCCGAGTTTTGCCATATCGGCAGGCCATAAGTCCAGCTCTAGTTGATCTCGGTTGCGTGCTAGGTGAATGGCCTTGGCTGCTTTGTCAGCGTCGATGCCGAGCGACGCGAGCCATTCGTTGCGGTTTCCGCGCACATGATCCTTTGCGACCATGAGCATTTGCCCGCAGTCTGCCATGCGCAGAACGGCAGCGCGGGCGTTGCCCTTGGCCGTTACGGCTAGGGCGTTGGCTTCGGTATATGCGGCCCGTATTTCTTGTTCAATGACTGGCAGCGTGAGTGCCGTTATTTCGTTTGGTTCCATATTTGTTTGTATTTGTTTTGCGGTATGTATTTCGTGCTTCTTCGCTTTTGAGTGATGTGCTAGGCGGTAGGCCCGTTGTGTCCAAGAAGTCCATTGCGATCTTGCTGATAGCCTGCTTGGTGCAGCCTAGCTCGCGGCCTGCTTCCAGCATACTCATGCCCGCTGTGAGCGGATGACCTAGCGCGAATGCCACGGCCCATAAAGTTTTGCTTCGGCTGTAGCCGTGCTCTGCCATAAACGAGATCGTTTTGTTCAGAACAACAAGCAACTTCTCCGACGCTTCGCGATACGCCGTCATGCGGAATGCGTGACCTGCTGTCGGGTCGTCGAACGAATAGAAGTCCGGCATATAAGAGGCTTCGTCGTATTCCGCTGCGTCGCGTGCTTGGTCGTGCATCGAATATCTTTGTTCGCATATTTTTTTTCTTTTGCAAATTAAATCTCGTTTTTTGGCTCTGAACGAAGGGCGCTATCGACCGCTCCCACCGAGAAAAACAGTGGCTTTTTTATAGGCGCCCAAACATCCACGTATCAACGCCTATAAAATTGTTAGGAGTTCAATTCTTCTAAAAGAGTTCGGAATGCTCGTTCTGATGTTGCTGGCACGACTCCGTTGCCGAGGAGTCGCAGTTCGTCAGTTCGATTGTCACAGGAGACGCACAGCTCGGCATAACCCATCCCACCGGCAGGCCCATCAGCGTCTCGACCCAGCGGGGGTTGAGTTTGCCGCTCTGCGTCCGCTCCACCATCGGCGTGAGTTCCTTGTATTCCCGCTCCTCGTTGCCACGTCCGCTCTTGTGGTCTCTGGCTGTCGGGGTTCCCCAACAAGCCTGCTCGTTCAGATTCTTCACTCCGTGTCCCTTGGCCCTCATCGCCTGAATTTGCTCCGGTGTCTTCGGGCCTTGAGCGTCGTGGGCTTGTGGCGTTGCCCAACTCTCCCTCTTCACTTGATCTGCCAATGGAACGCCGCCCTTGTTGTTTGGGCGCGTGGTCGATATTGCTCCCGTGCGAGGCGTCGCCCATTGCTTCACCGCACCCGCCAGATAAGTCCCTGAGTGTCCGTTCGGGCCGTTGCTCTCCATGTCCGGCGTGTGGGCGGTGATTGTTGGCCACAACCCTTGGCGGCTCCCATGCGTGCTGGGGTTCGCCGGGGCGGCTTGGCCATACTTGGTCATGGCGTGGTGCAGGCTCACCCCGTGGAATCCGCCCTGCTCCAGATTGTTGTCCGTCCGCAGCACCGCCCCATCCCTGTGGTTCGATGCGTCCGGCGTTGGCCAGTTCGCGGCCTCCTGCGTCACCACCGCGCACAGGTAGTGCTTGCCCAGCATGTGGTCGTGGCTCTTGGAGCCAATCGGCCCCACATCCTTGTATTCCGAGGCTCTGATCGTAGGCCAAGATGAAGACCCGCTTCCTCTGGTGAGGCGCGCCGACTTCACTCGCGCTGAATATTCCCCACGCCGCCGTGTAACCTGCTGCTCCCAAGTCTCCGATGACTTCGCGGAGTCCGAGGCTGATATGTCCTTCGACATTCTCGAAGAAGCAGAGCTTGGGTCGGAGAATCCGAATTCCGTCTGCGATAAATGGCCAGAGGTGCCGAGGGTCTTCTGTGCCGAGTCGTTTACCGGCTGCGCTGAAGGGCTGGCATGGGTAGCCACCAGTGAGGATGTCCACTCGGTCACGAAACTCTGCCCATGGGAAGGTTTTAAGATCCGTCCAAATAGGTGCTGGCTCCATGAGTCCCGCTTCCATTTTTGCAACCAAGTTCGCGCAAGCGAAGGCTTCGATCTCACAAAGAGCGACTGAGCGCAAATTTGGGATGACTCGTTTAAGTCCAAGTTCAATGCCTCCGTATCCGGCACAAAGGCCGATGTGTGTAGTTGTTTTGGTATTATCCACATTTATTTTTTCTTTCTATTTCGTCTTCACCCGATCGACAAAGCGGCTGATCCCGCCCTGCATTAGAACCGGAGCGGAAACGTGGCGTTCGCCGTTGCGGTTTTTCATAAGTTTGATCTCGGAGTCGGGATGGTTTGCATGGTCGATGTGAAGAACGTAGTCGGCGTGATGTCCGATGCCGCGTGACTCGCGTAGCTCGCCCTTGTCGTTTAGTTGGGATGCGGTCAGGACGCAAACATTTAAATGCAGCGCCATCAGCTTAAGCCTGCGGACAACTTCGCTAACTTGTTGCTCGCGTGTTTCGCTTTTACTATCGGCTGACGGTGAACAAAGTTGGATGTAGTCCACAACGATCCAGTCTAAGCCGGTGCGCTTTTGTTGGCGGCATATCGACTCGATGGTGTCGATATCCGATACTTGGTCGTGAATTGTGATCGGGAGCGCCGATATTTCTGCGATGCCGTTCTGCATTCCAGCCAGGTGTTGCTTGTTGGGATTTTCGTATGCTGATACGCATCTCCAACCGCTTTTGGATGCGACCAAACGGCAGATAACTTGAAGTGCACTCATCTCTAACGAGAAAATGATGCCATTCTTGGCGTTTATAGCCCCGTGCAGGGCAGTTTGGAGCAAAGCAATAGACTTACCGCCCGAAGTCTCGCTGGCGAACACTGCGAGCGTTCCCCGCTCAAAACCGCCGTTAAGTTTTTCATCCAGTCCGCTCACGCCGGTATGGAAGCGTTCGGGTTGAGTCGTCTTTTCGAGTTCTCCGAGCAACTCCGTGCATTGTTGTTTGAGCGATATCGCCCCGACTTGTTCCTCATCCGAGTCTGCCAAGTGTTGAGCGATGCCATTCAAGTCGGCCCGCATTTCGCGGATGTCGTCCTTGCTCTCGTTGAGCTTCGCCATCGCTTTGCGATACCGACGTGCTTTGAGCAAGTCTTTGCGAAAGTCCAAGGCCGCGACAGCGTCCCCTGTCGGGTATGCCGTGAAGGCTTCGGTCACGCCATGATATCCCCCCACGTCGAAGATCAAGCCCTTTTCCTCCAAGACAGCTTGGAGCCGGAAGATGTCAGACTTGAACCCTTCGTGGTGGCACTCTTTGGCCGCTGAGAGTAAAGCTCGGTTGGCGTGCTCGAAGAACAGATCCGCGTCCCACTTCGCCGCATCGAGCACTTCGTAGTTTTGGAGCAAGATCGAGATCGCCGCTTTCTCTGCACTTGGCGCCGTCGGGACTGCTGATCTTGTTGCTGATTCTTCTCGTTTTAAAATTGCCATCTTGTGAGTTCCTTTTGTTCCACTAGATGCTTCGCCTCTCGCCTTAAGCGAGAGAGGCGAAGCCTATCTATCTCTGATAAGAGATAGATATTCTATCTATCTAGGACTGACATGGTTTGTGTTGGGTTACGTTTGGGTTTCATTTGGGTTTCGTTTGGGTTATTTACAGACGCATTCCGACTGGCTTTTTTGCAGGCTTCGGAGCGTCACTTTTCGGACGTCCGCCTTTTTTTCCGTTGCGATAATTTGCGAACAATTTCTTGTTTTGATCTTGCCATTGGTGGAGCACAAGCGCATCTCCTTCACGCCTCGCGTAGCCACTTTCGATCAACGCATTTTCGAGTTGCATTGGGTCACCTTCCCAGTCGGCTATCGCTGCGACTATCGCCGCTGGCTTCTCGATGCGCTCGCACTTTCTGAACTGGCATTGAGACCACAATTTCAAGAGCGAGAAAACGCCAGCATGACCGGCTAGGCGTAGCAGGATTTTTGTCTTGTAGTGGTCGCAGAAGTCGGGTGAGAGGATCATTTTATGTGCTCCAGTAGTTCAAAGTTGTTTTTTGGACTACCGTCCCAACGTATTGAAGATTGGCCTGCTATATCTTTTAATCTCCAGAGCGCCCAACACCCGCTTTCTACAATGTGAGCAGCTAAAACGTCAAAGTCGCCATCAACATAATTCGTATATAGTGATCCTTTTTCTCCTTTATTTGCCATACACGATGGCTTCTTTGATGATGTTGATATTTTCCAGTTTCCAGAGCTTTCAAATAACCCTTTTTTAATCTGAACTGAAATTGGCTTATTAGGCTTTTTCCAGATTACAACATCTGCTTTTTGGCTGTGTCCAATAGGAGTAAATATAGTGAATCCATTCCTTGCAGCTTCAACCATAAATTGAAGCTCAGATATTGTTCCAATATCACAATTTTGGTTTCCCTTTAAGTTTTCTTCATTCCTTGTAAATTGAGATAAATCAAAGAAATCTTCCTGTAATAAATAAGTCATGTTTTCTTTCTTTCGAGATAACGCTGCAACGTCTCCTCGGCCTCTTCTTCGATCCACCTTGTGGCCTGAGTAACAACCTCAAGCCACTTGCCGTCAATTTGAACTTCCCAGTCCCAACGATAGCAGTCGTCTTGATGGTTCGGCCAACAGCGTAGCGGATACCCGCGCCATTCTTGTTTATTCATCTTGTCCAGATAGGAATTGGCGGAGCGCCTTGTTTTCTTTTATTAGTCGGTCGTTCTCCTCGGTGAGCGAATCGACGCGAATGTTTAATAGGTCAACTAACAATTCAAGATCCGTCATGTTTTCTTTAATGAGTCTTACGAGATTTAGTAGTCTTTTGATGCCGTCGAACATATTCTGATATTCTTTCTAAATGTTGTTCCGCGAGTGCTCTCCCCTCCGGCGTGTCGTCGTATGTATGTTGGTAGACCGGTAGCGGGTCGCCCCTTTCGAGACGCAAGCCAATAGGACATTCATTCATACAAATACACAGCCGGAGAGAGAGAGATCCGTTCATTTTTTTAAAACGGAATGTCGTCAGTTTCGTCGGCGGGTTGAGCAACGCTACCACCGTTTAAGGCTTTCAGATACGCGTCCTGCTGAGTCGCTGGCTTGCGCCGGTTGCCAAGCCACTTTGCTTTCTCGTCACCGAATAGCCACCTCTCGATGCAATTGAACTGATGGTCTGGGTTGGTCTGACCTGGCTCTACGCCGACAACGCAAACTCCCTTCTCGCCTATTAGGTCTTCGGCTTCCACCGTGACGTCTTCTCCTGGAATGACGGCCCTACCGATGGCTGATAGCACTTGGTCTACCTTCCACGCCGCCTTGGGCGTAAAGGTCAAATGTTCCCACATTTTTGGCCCTTCCACGCCGCCTTCAAGAATGACGGCGACGTCGAGCTTGATCGTCGGGTTTCCGGCTTGGCTTGTCTTCTCGACCGCCTTAATGATTTCGACTTCGTAGGTTCCAGGCTCTACGAAATAAATCGCGGCCTGTTTTGGTTCTGATGCTTTATATGTTGGCATTTTGTATTTTCTATTTTGTTTTTGTTTGGCGGAGTTGGGTTGTCGGCGCTCCGGCCTTTATCGCCGTTGTATCTGGCTCCACGCCGTTGTTGGCGCAAAACTCAGTATAACTCTTTTCTGACATCTTACCGCCAAGGGCGATTATTAGTGTCTCTTTGCTGATACCTTCAGCGGCCTTTGCGATAGCATCGTGCTCCACAAACTTCCTGACGCTTACGCTCGTCAGTTTCCAGCCGGCAACCTCGTCCCCGTTTTCGAGACGGGTCTTGAGATGTCCGAGCAAAGGCTCCGCGATCTCCTTTTCAGCCAGCTTCCATTCGCGAATGAAAGATCCGAGTGACTCTGGCGTTGCAAGGATGCGATCCTTAATAGCCTCGATGCTGTTACCGGTTGCCTCTGGAATAAGAGCAATAGCACTCTCAGCCTGCCGCACGATTGCGTGGCAGTTATTGTAGTGTTTGCACCATGAGCAGTACTCGCAAGGCGTCGGCTTTGCATCCGCGCTTGTTGCGCGGTCGATTGTGCGTTGGGTGATCTGCTTGGCTTCTTCGTAGCTAAAATCGTAGCTACGAATCATCTTTTGATCGACATATATGACGTGTGCAGTCCAAGACGTGTCGAAATTGTCTTCCATACACGCCAATGCGTAAGCCGCGAGTTGCTCGCGATAGTTCCGCACTTGGCCCGTTTTTATGTCGGCGACCCATTTCTGCTCTTTGCAGACTGCATCCGCTGTTCCCAACTTGCTGAGTCCAGGAACTGCCATCGCCAAGTACTCTTCGCGGGTCTCGATGAACGATCCTTTTGCAAGGCGCTTGAGTTGATTTACTCCAAAATCGATAGGCGATGAGTCTTCGCCAATAAACGTAACGTTGTTCTGCTCCGATATTAAGTTGCGTATCGCAAGATCGACCGCCGTGCCGCGTTCTGCCGCTGTGCTCGTTCCTCCTGCTCCCTCGAAGAGAGCGCATTCGGCGAGCTTAGGGAGAGTGCTGGGTGATATTTCTTTGCTCATATTATTTTAATTTATTTTGTGATAAATAATGGGTAGTATTTGTCACGAGTTCGCCTTCCTCCATTCGACCGCTGTATTCACGAACTGATCTACGCGAAGCGCAACGCGGTGCAGGTATTCCGGAGCGCAGTCACGCCAAGTCTGTTCGCTTGTTAGGACGCCGCGACCGATAAGGAACTGGTTCACCGCGCCCTCGTGCTCTGCAAGTCGTGCTTGCCATCCGACCATTTCGTTGGCGTCAACGATATGATCGGGCTGTTTAGTTGCAACGGCTTCGAACAAGTGCGCGACCGATGCCCATTCGAGCGGGAGTTCTTCCGCAAGGCCGGATCGTGTCTTTGCGTCGTAGGCGGCGCTGTGGGTTGTGAGTAGGATGCGCTCCTTGCCGCCGATGCCCTTGCCCTTGCCAGAGTCCGTTGTGCTTACCTTGGTTTTGAAACGCAAGAACCAAAGCTCATCCGCGAACTCTTTTAAGAGCGGAGCGGATTGTTTGCTTAACTTCAGCTCGTAGCGGTCATATGCTGCCAAGGCGTCTGGAGCCTCGAAGCGGACGATTTTGCTGTGCGCTATCATTACTACATTCTTTCCGGCGTCAATGAGTTGATCGACGGATGACAGGAAGCGGCTCATTCTTTCCGCGACCATTACCCAGCCTTTACCGAATCCGAAATCTTCGATGCTGGTTTTTTTAGTGCTGGCGAGTAGGTCTTCAACGCAAAGGCGTTCGGCCCAGTCTGCCGAGTCAATGACAATGGTTTTGTAGTCGGTTGCCTTGGCTTCTGCCAATGCGTCCGTGAGTTGCTTCCATGTGCTTACCTCGCAGCGGTCAACGTCTAGATGGCTAGTTCCTCCCTCGATGTCCAAGAACAACGGCTTCGGGAACTTGGCCGCGAATGTTGATTTGCCTACGGACTCCACGCCGTAGATGACTACGCGCTGGGCGCGTTGTTGTTTTCCTTTTGTTATTTTCATTTTCTATTTTCTTTTGATTGTTTTAATATCAATCAGATATAATTACATTTTTAATTCTATTGCATATTTCAATATTAAGTTTCACAAGCCAATCTCTAGAATCTTCAGATGATGATGCTTTTATCATGTTTTGACCTAAATGAAATTTATAAATCGCGTTGCAAACAATATTATACCTTCCTATCTGCTGCTGGCCACCACAGGTTGATGTATTATTTGAGTGATATTTTGCTAAAGTTCTTGATGGAGAATTTGAACCCTCGGGCTGTGAGACATTAACAAATTCCTGCAAGAATCTAATAGCCTTATCAGGAAATGAATTATGATATATAGAAACAGGCCCAGTGATATACGCAGGCGCTTTTAATATCGCACCGCTTTTTCCAATCTCTACGCAAGTATTTATACTATCTCCAATTAAGTGTAAAATTTTATGAGTTTGAGCTATGCTGACTCCAAAGTTGTGATTTGATCTGCAACATATTAGCCCGACTGCTTTTGCTGTCGCTGCCACTTGCGATGAGTTTTTCATTCCAGATAGCAATAACATTTGTGAAACATTTCTACTTTTACCAGAATCAATGACTTCAAATGTATTGATAACTCCATCTCCAACATTTTGAGATACTGGTAATCCAGTTGCAACTAGGATCGTAATCGGTTTATTAGCCATTACACAACCAGACAAACGATGCTGTCCATCAATAAGCCTACCGGTAACATCAAAGGCGATTGCTTGGTGAGTTAAAACATAGGATTCATTGTTAATGTCATTAGCTATTTTTTTAACAGATATCGCACTTATCGGCCTATTGTTATAATTTTTAGTTTGCAGTATCTCTTTGGCTTCTGATGGCCAAATTGTTTTCAGTTCTACTTTCATATTTATGTTTTCTATTTGTTGTTGTTGTTGTTTTGCGCTGCGAATACGGCCACAGCGAGTGCCGCCCAAGAATGGGATTTGATGCCGTATGTTGGCCCCGGCTTGGCCTTTGTTCCCTGCGGCCCGACGAGATCGAGCAAGGCTTGGCGAATGTTCGCGTCCTTGGCTCGCATCGTTCCGCATAGGAAAAGCTTGATGTCTTTTCTGAAAATTAGTTCCACATCCACCCGTGCAACTTCGATAAACCGCCCGATCCAGACGCACGTCTCGAATGTCGAAGCCCCGACCGCCATGCCGTAGCTGGCTATCATCTCGCAAGCAACTCGGTCGTATTCGCGACCGATGAGAATCTGGCGGATCTCGGCATTGGGAAGGTGACCGTGGTCATGTATCCCGCGTTGGTCGTATTGTACGAACGCGCTGTGCGTCGTTCCGGGATCGAGTGCTAATATCATTTTTTAGTGCCCTTGTCTTTATTTTATCTGCTGGAAGTGCGAGAACGTCGCAAATTCCTTGGAATGCTTTGCTTTTGATGAAATGAATTGCCGACTCCCTATCGAGTTCCTGCGCTTCATTCAGTTGTTTACTCAAGAAAACTTTCTCGCTTTGAAGATCGGTAACGGCCTGCTGGATCATCCCGCACAGAAGTGCGCGGGTGAATTGGCATTCCGCGTCCTGTAGTTCTTCGGCGGTCACCGTCTCACCCTGCGGTTT